CACTGGCTTTTTAACCTCAAAAAATCCGCCTTGTATTGGCTTAAAAGCCTTTGACATATATGAACTTTAATAACATCATTATTCTATTTAATCCTTGTTTGTTCGTTCTTTTTATTTCGAAATGAATACTGACTGAAAGGAAGTATGAATAAGAAATAAAAAGATAATACCTAAATTTAATATACAACTTAGTGGCGCGCAGCCGCGTGCGTGGTATATGGGGACAAAGCTGAGTCAGTCCTGCGGACGCGCGCACGTAGAGCTACAACGACTTAATGAAGGATGGTATGATTCTATATGGTGTTTAATGCAAAAATCAGGTCTTTTTTATCCTCAATCCACCCCATACCCATATTGTCTTGTCTCTACTCCATGGAGACTCTATGGGGTATGGGTTGCGCATGTGTGCAGATATGCTTTTGCCTGAAAACCAAAATCTGGGGTGTGAAACTGTTTTAAAAATCGTTTTTAAGCCGTCTAATCGCCTCGTAGAGATCATCTTGTCGTATGAAGCATAAATCACTATACCCCGATCACAAGCTCTTTTTTAAAGTCAAATGGCTGCGTTTTAGACTATAACAACATTTTTTACCTGAATTTATGTGAATTTCATTTTTGTTAAAAAAATAACTTGACATTCTTTTTAGCTTATATTATATAAGCTAAACAATTGAAAAAACATTGGATATGAAACTTGGAGATAAAAATGTCAGACAAATTGGAAGAATTCTTTGAAAATATACCTGATGAGGAAATGGCAACTATGCAGTTTGCTATGCCCTGGCAGTATGATGTTCAGGAGTATGACAAAACAAGAAGTGTAGATTCTGACGGTTTTTCTTTGACATCCAATTTGAAATCTGACGAACTTAATAGAGCAAAATTACAGCAAGAATGCTGGATTAAATTTAATAGAAATCCTCAATTAAACACTTCTGTCCGAGGATTAGTAGGCAGATTAACTGGACTCGGTTTTGAAACCGTGTCTGATAACGAAACTATCCAAGAATTAATAGACGAAATAGAACTTGATCCAAGAAACAGATTATACAATTATTGGCCTAAATTTGTTGGACGATCCAACATTGAAGGTGAGTTATTTCTCTGTTTGACTTGTCACACAGACGGATTTATCGAAATAGACTTCATTGATCCTGCGTTGATCGGTGGGGTAAATAACAATTCTGGAATTATTTTTCATCCAACAAAAACATTATTTCCATTATTTTATGAAATTAAAAACGAAGAAACTGACGAAATTTATCAAATACCATCCATATACATTGCGAGATATCCTGAATTAACATCTATTGCCGAGAAAAATAAGGATTATGATAAAGAAAAACAGAAAAGTAGCAGAAATAACAATAAAATATTTAAAAAAATAGGTGGATTTAACAAATTTATTATTTCCTGGGATCGGGGATTTTTAACCAGACGTGCATTTTCGTTCTTGAGAACGACTTTGGAATGGCTTAATCATTATGAAAATTTAAAAAAATTCGAAATAGATCATAAAAAATCATCTGGAAGTTATTTGTGGATATTCACTTTTGAAGACCCACGAGCATTCAAACTTTGGACATCTTTGTCTGAGACTGATCGTAAAAAAACTGGAATAATGGCAAAAAAGACACCGGGGGGGACTTTGATCCTCCCTCCGGGAGTTAAAGCAGAAGTCAAGAATCCTCAATTATCGAATATTTCCGGTTCTGATACGGATATTTTAGAAATGGTTGCTTCAGGTATGAATGAACCGTCCGATGTTATGACTGGTTCATCCAACGGCACGTTTGCTTCTGTGAAAGCATCCAGAGGACCGATGTCTGATCGTGTTTCGGATGAAGTGGCATACTTCGAACGGTTCTTGAGATTTGATTTTTGGGCAAATATTTTTTTCCTTCGCAATAAAATAAGTGATTTTCCTGAATTCTTCTCCAAAAAGGAAGCTGTTGCATTTGATGATAAGCAGGAGCCTGTCTTCAAGGATGTTAAACGGCGACCTGAAAGACTCATCGATATTTCCTTTCCAATTTCTGAAACAATTGATATGGAAGCACGTGCCAGAGCTTTGCTTGGTGTCAAGCATGGCAATATAAACGCCTCTCTGGGCCTTCCAAACGCTGAGCTTGCCAAACGTATGGGCATTGGCGGGTATGGCCGTATGCGTCTCAGAAAGGCCACTGAAGACGAATATTACCCGGAATTGGTGATTGAAGCCGATGCTGCGGCAATGGATGAAGCAGATCAGGAAAATGAGATTTCAGTTGGTGCGAAAAAGAAACCTCTTGTCGGTGACAAGAAACCAGTCAAAAAACCAATTCCAAAAAAATAAGTTGACAGACTTAAAAATTTTCGATAAAGGATGAGGAAACTGGTTTTTTACTGACAAAAAGGATGAATTTATGAAAAAAGACGCTAAAATCCCAAAAGGAGCATTGACATTTCAGGATAATGAATGTTTTGCGTTTCTCGATACTTTTAAGGATGAAAATGATTCTGACCAGATTAGAATGAACATGACTGTATATTCTGGTGGAATTATTAAAAATCATTGGTATTGGGATGATCTGGCAATCGATCTTGAAGGAATGAAAGCTCCAACAGGTAAATATCCTGTTCTTGAAGATCATGAGACAAGCAAGAAAATTGGATTTTCAAGTAAACCGATTGTAATAGATGGCAAGTTAAAACTTGATCCATCTAATGTTGTTTTTGTGGATACTGAAGTCAGTAGAGAATTTAGAAATCTGGCAAAAGATGGATTTCCATTTCAATCCAGTCTTTCAGGAAAACCCACAAAAGTCGAAAGAATTGAAGAAGGAAGTTTTTCAACTGTAAATGGGATTCAGTTGAAAGGCCCTGCTTCCATTTGGCGGGAATGGGAATATAGAGAGGGTTCTGTCTGTGTTTTTGGATGGGACAACAAGACAAGTGCTTCCGTTTTTTCAAAAGAGGAAGTTGACGTTATTTATGATGAAGTTTTTGTTCAAAAGGAGGTGTTGAAAGTTATGGATATAACCACATTGAGTAAAGAACATCCTGATCTGTTGAAACAGATTGAGGATGCTGCTATTGCGAAAGCAAAGGCAGAATTCTCTCAGGAAGAAGTAAAATTTTCACAGACCATTACCGATCTGAATTCAAAACTTTCTGACAGCGAAAAGAAGATTCTTGAACTGGAAAAGAAAGATGCTCAGAGAGCAGAACGTGAAATGGCTATGAAAGCCGAATCCATTTGGGCTACGAAGTTGGCTGCAAGCACTATTCCGGAACGTCTGTTCAGCAAAGTTCGAAAAAATGTTTCCTATGCTGATTTTGTCAAAGAAGGTGTTTTTGATGAAACTGAAATGTCAAAAGCTGTGGATGCTGAGATTACTGATTGGGAATCTTTGAATATTGCACAGCCGGTTCAGGGCACTGGATTCACGAAAAAAGAGGCTGATGGTTCTGACAACTTGTCCAAAGAAGTGGATGACATGGCAGATGAACTTTTCAAAATTTGTGGTGTGAAATAAACGAAAGGCGGTGATTTTACATGGATTCTCCTGGAATTATTTATGGGGCGCAAGGGCCTGATTATAAGCGTCTGTACTATTCAGACGAACAGGCTGCACTGAAAGTTCCTATCACGCTTCAGGCCGGTTATGGAAAACTTGAAGCTGGTATGGCTTTGGCAAAAAATGGTTCGGCATCTGCAACAAGACTCGGACGGTTTATTCCTTATGATCCGGATGCCACGATTACTGGTGCTGAAAATGCTCCTGGACGTGCTTATCTGGTTCAGAGTTCTGGAACCAGTGCAACAGACCTGTATGTAACAATTGATGACAGTTATAAGTTTGCAGTCGGTGATGATGTTTATATTAGTGATGACACCACAACTGCTGAAAATCTTGGAGCGATCACAGCCATTGACCGGACAACCTATTCACATATGGCGAAGATCACGGTTACTGTAGCCACAGGTGGAACATCCTTCACAACCGCCCGGTTTGCACATCTTACGGTTGAAGGGTTTAACACATGTGTCGGTATTCTGGAAAAAACAGTTGATACAGGTGAAGGTTCTACTGCCAATGGCGCTTTGGCAACCATGATTCTTGGAAATTGTGTTCTTTACACAGGTTCCCTGCTTAATCTGGATGCGAATGCCCGAACTGATCTTTCCGCAACTCAGATTGGAATTTATACTTACATTAAGTAAAACGAAAGGTGGTGATTTAAGATGCCAAGAGGACAAAGTGATATTCCTGAACTGAGGATTGATGTTCTCCAAAAGTTCATTACGAAGTTTACAACCCCTCCGAATCTGATTTTGATGAATATGTTTCCTTCAATGGATTCGCCTTCTTCTTCCATTAAATGGGAGAGCCAGGAAGGTCAAAGAGGAATGGCCCCGTTCGTACCGCCCGGTTCACCGGCTCCCCAAACTGCTCCTATCGGCCTTGCAAAGCATGAGGCTGAAGCGGCTTATTGGAAAGAGAAAATGTACTTTGACGAAGAGTTTTTGAACAATCTTCGCAAAGAGGGTACGGAAAATGAGTATCTTGCTTCCAAACAGCGTTTGGCACGTGAAATGGCGAGTCTGACTTATCGTTCCATGCGGCGTAAAGAATGGATGTTCTCCAAAATGCTGTTTGCTGGTTCGATGTCATATGCTGTAGCGACTGGAACCAAAATCTCTGTGGATTATAGTATTGCCACAGATCATAAAGTAGCTTTGGCTACTAATTATAAGTGGCCTGCCGGTACTACCAAGGATATTATTGGTGACATCATCGATGGGAAAAAGAAAATCTCCGATGACTGTGGCGGTACGGTTGATATGGCGATTTGTAATTCCACTGTTCTGAAGTACATTGCCAGAGATTCTGCACTGGCGGCACTGCTTCAGAAATCAGCTTTTGGAAATGGTGATCTGTTCTCCGGGAATAAAAATTCTCTTATCGGTGTGAATCCGAATGTTCTGTCCAGTTTGCTGGATATCAAGAATCTGGTGATCTATGATGAGAAATATGAAGTACGTTCCTGGTTGACCAGTGCTGTAACAGGCACTTCTACTACAGCCATTGTTGTGGAAGATATTTCTGATTTTGAAGTTGGAGATACTCTGCGGTTTGTGGATGTTTCAGCCGGTACTTATGAGGATGAAACGATTTCTGCTGTCGCAACCGAAACCAACACTATCACTGTAGCTTCTGCTCCGACTGCATCATTCAAAGCTGGTGAGGATTATGTTTTCACCAGAAAAGGTTTTATCAAGGATGATCAGTTTGTCATGATGGCTTCCACAGTTGAAAATCGTCCGATTGCCGAATACATGAGAGCGCCGTTTGGTCTCAATCGTCAGTATGGCATGAAAGCCGATCAGCATGAGGTTTGGGACCCGGAAGGTGTTTATATTCGGGTGCAGGACAAAGGTCTGCCTGTTCTTTATCAAAGAGATGCAGTGTATATCCTTGACGTAGCGTAAACAAAAGGAGCAATCGGATGTCCGAATATTGTAAAATTCTCAAATCGTTGAAAGCAGGATCAACTGTATATACGGAGGGAACTGTCTTGTTCCCTCCTTTCCCCGATGACATCAAAACAGAAATTGATTCAGGTTCCTCCACAGTTGAGTATGTTTTTGTGGAAGAACCTGAACTGTTTGATGATCAACCTCCAGTTGCAAAGAAACCTGTAAAGAAACGGGCAAAAAAATGACCAGAGATGAGATGTTGGAATTGCTTCCTCTTGAAGTTCGAGGATTAAATAATTATCTTGTGGATGAAGATTATTCTAATGCCTGTGATGATGCTGCAAGGGATACAGGATGGTCTTTTCCTATAACAGATGATTTTAGAATTCTTTGGCAGAAAAATAGAGCAAAACGACATCTTTTCTTTTATCTTCTTTCCGAGTCTGCTCATAAATTCAAATATGAGGGGATTAGTTTAAACCAGCGATTCGATCATTATTTCACTCTTGTAAATAAAATGGATTCCGAATTTGAGAAGGTTCAAGAAACACATCCTGAAGAATTCATGACCGTTGACTCCTATCTCCTTTTTGGAACCAAGATTGACGCTGGTTTTTCTTATGATGAAGTTGGACGTGATACCACGTATTTTGAAGACAACTCTGTTAAATCCTCGAATGATGAGTAACTAATGACTATCGGGCCTGATCTAAAGGAAGCGATTTCTGAAATAGGTGTTACCATTGATATTTATAAAACCAATGGAAGCTCTTATGATACTATTTCAGATGAACATATACTTTATAAGGCCAATAGCCAAGCCACAAAACCGTTTATTCGTGAATTCTTCCTCGAAGCAGAAACCTCGTATGACACTCAATCCAAATCAGGTGATGTAATTCGATTTGTTTCTACAAATAACAAATACATCATTATGAATGCAACATCTGTTTTATTTGAGGATGAAGTAATAAAAAATGATGTTGTTTTATATAAATGTAATGTAAGCGGTGAAATTTTAAGATTATCTGGAGAAGGTTCATGGAATAGAACAACCATGAAGAAAACTCCAGTTTGGGAAACAGTTAGAGCAGATGCATTTGCACTTCAGACAGAAGGTATATACGGCAATTCAGACCTTCCTGAAGCTCCATTAGGCGCTGTTCCTGACATTAAACATGAACTTTATATACCAACTTCTTTTGGAATACGAGAACTTGACAGATATCAGCCAGTTTCAGGTGAATATTATCGAGTAGAAGCAGTATTTCACAGAAGATTTGATAATGTGGATGTGGCGGTGTTACAAGACGATACACGATAATTTATTTTAAACAATCCTTTAAAGGAATAGAAAATGAAAAATATTTTGTTTGTCGGTGAAAATCCATTTGGGTTCACCGGAAATAGTCTCATGATGGCTTCCATTTTGGATCAAGTTGATTCAAAAGATTATAACATCACTTGTTTTGTTGCAGGATCAGAAAAAGCAAAATCGACAGACCCCTTCCAAAAAGTCCCTTTCCAAATTATCCCCTCTGAAGATTACCCGACAAATGATATGTGGGGCAGTCGAAAACTTCTGAAACTTATTTCCAATTCTGAAAATCTTGATTTTTTGATCATGGTAGGATTGGATATTTGGCGTTATGCTGAAATAATGCCGAGAATAAAAGCATTAAAATCCCAAAAGAAATTTAAGTGGATATGGTTATTCCCATATGATCTGATTCAGATTAGACCGGATTGGGTGAAAATGATCAACATGGTTGATGTGCCATTGGTCTATTCCAAATATGGCTTTAATCTGTTGAAGTTTTCTAATACATGTCCAAAGGTTCAGTATTTCAGGCCACCTCTATTTATGAAGGAGATTTTTCGTCCTTATTCTCAGGAAGAAAGAATAGCGGCCAGACGTGAAATTTTTCCGACAGTTTCAGATGACACGTTTGTTTTTGTTTTTGTCGGTGTAAATCAGATGCGTAAAGACCCTCAGCGTTTGATTAAGGCGTTTTCAGTGGTCAAGGCACATATAGACATGCCTTCAGTTCTATATCTGCACACAGAGCTTCAGGGTGTGTTTAATTTGAAACAGTATGCTTTAGACTGTGGTTTGAAGTCCGGCGATCTTTTGGCAAAACCACAGAATACATATTATCCGTATTCATCCATGCCTAAAGTGTATAATGCAATAGATTGTCTTGTAAATTGCTCAATGCAGGAAGGTTTGTCTTGGACAGTTATTCAGGCACTTGCATGTGGAACAAAGTGTGTCATTTCTGATTCTACTGCACATAAGGATTTTTTATCGTCACCAGGATGCTCTTTTGTTCTAACTGATCAGTTGGGCTATATCCCACTTCAATCAGAACAGGGAACAACATGGGTTGAATCAAATCATTGTTCTTTAGAATGGTTGATGGATAAAATGGAATTTGTTGTGAATAAATTTCATAAAAAAGAAACAGTCATAACAGACAATTTTATCACAGAATTTTTGAATAATCCTTCAAATATTAATGATGTTTTGGATGTAATAGAGATTATTCCTAAACATACAAAAATCAAGGACAAAGTTCTTTTCGCTCAACACAGTTCAGCAGGTGACGTGGCTATGACTACGAGGTGCTTTAAAGGAATAAAAGAAAAGAACAAAGGTAAAAAACTGATTTATATGACTTCTCCTCAATATAAAGATATTCTTAAAAATAATCCTTATGTGGATGAAGTTATAGATTGGGATGAAGAAAAGTTGAATGAATATGATATTGTGTACAATCCTCATGGACAACATATTCTTCCTGGT